CAACCTGTATCTCAATATATTAGTTCATCAAAAAGTTTTAACAAAGGATACTATAATTTTCTAGATGAAATTAAATCAAGATTACAACTTGTAACTAAAGAAGATTTTGATGATCTTATGGAGCAAGTTGAAAAAATTGAAATAACTTCAGAAAAACTTGAAGAAGCTACAAAGAAAGATTTGTTTGCTGATAAAGATCAAATGATGTTTCAATTAGCTGTAGCTAAACAATTAATATTTAAAGCTGAATCAATAAACGGTTCTATTGCCAAAGGTGTTACGGCTTATAGTATATTAAAGAGTATGCCTATTGATTATCCTACTGTTAAAGCAGTAGTAGATGAAATAGACACTATATCATATAACTATGATGCTAAAGATAAAGAAGCAAAAACAACTCCTCAAATGGTATTTGAAAATGTAGATCCTGTAAAACTTCCACATATTAAAGCTGCATTTAAAGTATTATTAACTTTAAAAACTAAAACAGAATACTTGTTTTTCCAATACAACCCTGTAATTCAAGAGTTTGCTAAAAATCTTTTTGCAAGTTATGAAGTTCCTATTTCATCTGATGCTACTGTTAAAATGGCTAATTTAAGAACTAAAAAAACCTATCAAGATGAAAGTCTTGTAGGAGAAAGTTTGATGAATTACTTCTTGACAGGATTAAAGTATAAAACTAAAGAGGGTTATATTATAGATAATGATGTAAATAACGAAGAAGAATATACTAAAGAAGATGGTACTACTTATACTGGTATGGATGCATTTTTAAATAGATTTAGTGACGAAGTAAGAAAACTTAAAAAAATGTATCCTGAAAATGCATTTTTAAAGAAACTTTATTGGAACAATAAAACTAGAGAATGGAGATTTGATGTTGCTAAAAATATGGACCAAACTGATATGATTACTTATGAATTAGCTTTTAAAGAATTAAGTGATTTACCAGATAATAAATTTACTAAATTACAATATGAATTTATAAAATATGCAGTAATTAAATCAGGTTTAAGATTTGGAGTTACTAATTATTCTCTTATTATACCTTCTGAAATGTATGAACCTTTAATGCTAGAGTTTAATCGTTACATGAATGGACTTAGTGTTAATCCTGTAATGTATAAAGACATGTTAAAAAGATTAGAAGAAAACTTCTTGTTACAATTTGCTATAAACAATATGGACAATGTTAAGTTTTTAAAGAAAGATGAGTTTGAAAAAGATGAAGCAACAGGAGTTATTCGTATACCAAATAAAGAAAATGTTGAAGTTAGCTATTTTGTAAAAGTTTTTGATACTCTGTATTATATTGACAAAGCTTCTTTAACTTCAGAACAATTAAGATATAATAGAATTATAGATACTAAAGATAAAAAAGGCTATGCTTTTAGTCCAAATATTTTAGTTGGATACTATAAAATAGATAAAGCTTTTGAAAAAGGAGTTCCTATAGTTTCTGTTAAAAATGTTAACAATGATACATTCTTAGACACTAGACAATTTAATGTTGGACAAAAGGTTAGAATGGTTAACTTTGCTGATTATACAAGAATAAATATGGTTGAAACTGAAATATCTGATGCTCAGGTAGATAAGTCTGGTAAAACTCTTTATACTGTTACAAATAAAGTTGAAGTTAGTACCGTTCAAACTGATCAGGAAATATTAGATTCTAAAGAATTTCAAGATCTTTTGGTTGAAGGATATATTCCAGAAGCAGCTTTACATAAAATAAAAAATAAATGCTAATATGTTTTGTCCTAATAAAAATACAGAAGCCTATAAACAACTTGAAAAATCTCTTGGAGAAATAGATGCTTATAATGCCTGGTTTAAATTTAACAAAGATTCTAAAGAACCCGTTATACCTACTGTAGAACAAGCTAAAAAACTACTTTCTGATATACAAAAACCAAAAGTTCAGTTTTCTATTGATGAAGAATATAAGTCTTTATATGAAAAATATGGTGATGTAATTGGTAAAGATTTACCGTATAAAAAAGCTATAGATACTGCTTTTACTATTAATAAAGTTTTTAAATCTATAATAGCAAGAGTATATGGTGATGAAGATACAGGATACAGAATAACAATTGAAAGAAAAGAACTAGTTAATGTTCAGCAAAAGGTATTGGATAAAATGAAAAGCCTTTTTCCTAAAATTAGAAGAAAAGTTATATCAATGCAAGAAGCTGTAGATATGGTTGGGGAAAATGCTTACAAAGCTAATGCATTTATATTAGATAACATTGTATACTTTATTGATGGTAAAATTACAGATGAAACTGTAATTGAGGAATTTTTACATCCTTTTATTGAATACTTATACCAATATAACAAATCATTATTTGATAATTTATATGAAGAAGCTAGTCAAGATAAAGAATTAAAAAGATCTGTTATTGATAGATATTCTAAAGTAACTAAAAACGTAAACGATATTAAAAAAGAATTAGTTACTCAAAAATTAACTCAACTTTTGAATTACGAACTTAAAAATGTTCCTGAAAGGAAAATTGAGGAAACTAAAAGTTTAATAAAAAAAGTATTTGACCAATTATCAAATTTCTTTTATAAAATATTAGGAGGTAAACAAAAATTAGATGCAATTATATTACCGCCAAAATTATCTTTAGGTACTCTTGCACAAATAATAAATACTGAAAACTTAGAATTACCTGTATCATTTACTTATCAACCCATGTTTAGTTTGCTAGATGATGTACAAACTCAATCTAGAGCTCAAGGACTTTATATTGATGGTGATAATTATAAAGATAAAAATGGTACAATCTATGAACGTCTTACTGAATGGGTAAGAAATGTTTTATCAACTAAAGAAAAAAGTTTATCAATAGAAGAATGGGCTGCTTTAGAAGCCAAAAGAAGATTCCAAAACGGTAACACTAATTTAAATGCTTCTGGTGTAGAAGTTTTAAAACAACCTGACGGTTCTGAAATAACATTAGAAAATTTAACTAGAGAAATTCTTATAGACTTTAATACCTCAAGAGCTTTTGGTACAATTGCCCACTTAATTATAGATAAATCTATTAAAGAAAAAATGGGTGAAGATGTAACAGAATTAAGTTTAAAAATACAAGCTGAAGCTGAAGGTAAACCTGATCAAAATGCTATAGATTTAAAAAGATTAAATTGGATAAAAGATAATATTGAATCTATATTACTTTTAACAGGAACTAATGCTTTAGATTCACGGGTAGATAAAGATAAAAGAGATAAAATACTTTCTGAAATAAAATATTCTTTTGAACCTTTGGGTATTGCAACTACAATAGACGGACTTATACAACACTCAGATGGTAGATTATCTATCAAAGACTGGAAAACTGGTAATCTATTAAGTGATTCATTAAGACCTTATTTAATGAATGAGTTTTCTAGACAAATAGAAAATATAATAGATAGTAAATTAGATAGAGCTAAAGCTGAAGTTGTATTAAGGGCAATGATGATTAAATATAATAATCCTGCTGCTAAATTTAGACAGTTAAGCATTGAACAACTTAATAGATCTAATCTTGTAGAAACTCATAATATAAATCTTGAAGCATTTTTACCAATGCTTGAAGAGTTTTTTAAAAATAAAAATCCGGAAGCTTATCAAAAGATGAAAGCTAAAAATCTTTTTGATCCTTTAGAATATTCTTTAATGCCTGTAGTTGATGAAAAATCAGCTGTTAATGTTCAAGAACGTATAGAAGAATTAGATAAAGAGAGAAAGATTAGAGTTAGCAGGAATGGCTAGTATAGATTTAACTGAACAAAAAAGTGAACTTGGTTTTTGGAAAAGACATTTTGGAAAGTTAGGTAACATGTCAAATCCTATTTATAGAACTTATAAAATGCTTATTGATAAAGCTAAAATGTTAATGATAACAGAAGAAAAAGCTTTATTTAATGAATTTGATAAGTTACAAGAAAAACTAATGAAAGAATACGATTCTAGACCAGGTAATATAGGATTAAAATATAAAACTGCTGATGGGTCTGGTTTATATGATTTTATGTGGGTTAAAAAAAATAAATCAGGAGCAATTGGTTATTATCGTATAACAGAAAAAGATGCTGAATGGGATACTCTTACCGAAACTCAAAAAGCATACGTCAAATTTTTTTCAGAATCGTTATCAAAATTATACAACGAAGTAGCTAAACAAAAAGTATTTATTACAGCTACAGGACAAGAGTTAAATAATGCTGAGTTTTCAAAAGTTGATTTTGGTACAGAACTTCCTGAAGATTTTATGCCAAGAGTTTATATGGATTTTGGAGAATACATGTCACACTTTGGTGTTGGTAAAACTGCTGCATTAGAATATCATAAATTTAAAAATAAATATTTACGTACAGACTTTTATGCTAATAATGCAAATGAAGTTCTTCCTTTTAAATTTTTAGGTAATGCTGCTATAATTGGTACTGGAAATTATACATTTAATGCTGAAAGAGCATATAAAGAATTTGCCAAAAATTTATTAAGAAAAAAACATCTTGATAAAATACAAGCTATAGGTAATGGTATATCTGTAATATTTGGAAACAATGATTGGGAATTTGATAAACAATTTATCAATGATAGGATCATGGTAGAAGTTACAGGTATGAAAAGAAAAACTGATTTTAGTCAAAGTAAGTATTCGTCTTTAAGAAAAATAGAAAAATACGGATTTGATTTTGATGCAATTCTAGGTGGATTAAAAGAAATAGTAACAGCCGGAACTATGTGGTTAAAACCTTTTGCAGGTTTACGAAATGGTGTTTATACTTTAATGACAAACCATAAAAATGCAGTATCTAGAAGTATAGCTAAAAGAGTCGGAGTTCCTCCTGAAGAATTAGATTTTACAGAATCAGATTTAATTAAAGCTGATAAACTTTGGATGCAATACTATTACGATATTATTGCAGGTAAAGAAGAAGAAAACAAACTTCATTTATTACTAAAACAGTATAACTATTTACCGGATGCTTATGATTTTAGAGTTATAAAATCAAAACTAATATCTGAAAAAAATAAATTTATGAACTCTGATTATTTGTATTTCTTCCATTCAATATTTGAAGATTGGGGTACAGGGTCAATATTTACAGCTTTAATGTTACATAACAAACATAACGGTAAATCGTTATATGATAGTTATACTGTAAAAGATGGTCAATTAGTTTGGGAAGGTGGAGTTAGGGGTAAAAGAGCTGATGGTAGTGAAATTACAAGTTTAACTTATGAAGAGTTAAATAAATTTAAATCTATTAGTGCTATGATTCACGGTAACTACCGTGATGATGAAAAAGGAGCTATTGAACTATATGCTTGGGGTAGATTAATAATGCAATTCAAAAGGTTTGTACCTCAACAATTAATAAACTTACTTCAAGGTAGACAAATGTCTTATAGTTTTGGACAATGGAAAGAAATGTTAGACCAAAACAATAACAAATTAATGGTTTGGGAACCACAAATTATTAGAGGTAGAATGGCATTAATGTTTGACTTTTTAATAAAAGGTACTGCATTTACAGCTCAAGGTCAAAAATATTGGGATTCTTTAAGTAATAGAGAAAAACAAGATCTTGTTGCTGGTTTGTTTACATTACTTATTTCTTATATGGGTGGTTTACTTGCTACAATAGCTTTTGACGATGATGAAGAAGAAAAATGGATTGCTCAATCTTGGATTAAAGTATTTAGAGATTTATCTGAAGGAATGAGACCTATAGATTTAATAGAAAATTTCCGTTATAGTAGTGTATCTGTACATAAACTTTATAATTTAACTAAAGCAGTAACAGAATTTAGTTATGGTATAGCTACAGGAGAAGTAAATAAATATGGTGAATATAAAGGTAGTAATGAAATTGCTAAAACACTTCCTTTCTTTTCTACAGTTTATGATATAGATAGAGCATTAAATAATACTCGTACTGGAAAAAATGTAGGATTAAACATATTTAATGCAGATAACTATAATTGGGATATTGATCAAATAAAATAAAAAGGAGGGGAACCACCCCCTCCTCCGTCAGATAAACCCAAACATCATAGTCGAAATGTTTAACCATTTTGATATATTAACCTATACAGGAGTTGCTGACCAATCCTGTTTTTTAGTTTTAATGACTAATCTAAAATAGTTTATCGTCAGTTTTTTATAATAATGTTACTTTAGTTATACATTCAGCTTTAGGTTTGCTTTTAGCTGTTAATGACTAATCTAAAATAGTTTATCGTCAGTTTCTTACCATTTTATTCTTTTCTCAATTCCGTAATGCTTTTGTATAAAACTATTTGCTTTACTAAAAGCATTTTTATGTTCTAGTTTTCTATTTTGTCTGCAAGCATATGCAGGATGTTCTAAATTAATTACTTCAATATTAGAATGTAACACACATTCTTCTATTAACTTTTTAGCTGCTGAACCAAACGTAATAACAAATCTAGGTAAATTATCGTTAAATAACTGATTAAGAATACTAACATTAAATTCTTCCCATCCTATTTTTGAATGAGATAGACTATTAAACTTCTCAACAGTTAAATAACTATTTAGTAATAATACACCTTGTTTAGCAAGATATTCTAAGTTGTTATCAAGTTCTAAATTTAAATCATTATAACAATCTTCTTCAATAGCTTGATGTATCTTAGATAGACTTGGAGGAGTTCTATCTTGACTATTTGTACTAAAACATAAACCGTCTGCTACAGGAGCATTTGTCCATGCACTGAAATTATTGTAAGGGTCTAAACCAATCCAGATAACTGTTACATCATCCGGATTAGTTAGTTCAAAAGCCCTAAACACATTATCAGATACAGGATACACTTCAATTTCTTTTCTTCTTTTAGCAATATAGTTAGCTAGTTTTTTAAAGTAAGGTTTATCAACCTCATTCTTAACTAATCTCCACCAATTACCGAATCTTTCTTCTAATGTTTTCATATTAATTTTTATAACCTGTTCCATTACAATCTTCACATTCCATATCATAATCACAGTGATCACCACATTCAGGACAAATACCTATATCTTTAGTATCCATATCTCCGTTAGATCTTGGTTCTGCACCACAGCAACTTGATAAAGTAAATCCTCCTTCACCTTCACATGTGTCACAATATTCTTTTTTAGGAGTAACATCTTCATCTTCAAATATTAGCAAAAACTGAGTTAACTGTACACCTAACATAGAACAAATCATTCCTGCTACCATATAAGTTACGTTAATAACAGACTCTTCTTTTTTAAGATAATCTGTTATAGTTTTTGTATAATTAGGATATTCTCCTTTTAGTTTTTCCTCAAATATATTTTTATATTCAGGTTTTAATTTGTCAAATAAATTGTTTTTCATATTAAAATATATATCTTATAGTGTTCCAGGGAATAATTTTGTCATGCAGTTCAGTCCATTCCCTAATATACTGAGCTTTAAATTTATGATTGTATCTAATGTTTTCTCCGCCATATTGAGATATTTTACCTTCTTGAATGTTTGGTTTCCATAAAAGTTCTTCAGCAACAGGATTAATCTGAAGATTATGTTCATGTTTGTTAACATTATGAGTTAAAAATATTACCTCACATTTAACGGAATCATTATCCCAATCATATGTTACTGCATATTCTCTAACATCTTTAAACAATTGTTCATATTCTTGTAGCCAATTAAAGCATACAATTACAGGACTAAAATTTAGATGTACCTCATAACCAGCATCTTGAAACATTTTTACTGCTTCTAATCTTTCATTTATTTTACTAGTATTTGGTTCTAATAAATCTGAATAAGACTGAGGCATTAGACTAAACCTTATACGTATCTTTTTTTCTGGATTGTACGTACAAAGTTCTTTGTTTACATATTTGGTAGCAAAACTACCCATAGCTTTAGGATGATTTTTAAAAAAATCAAATACTCTTTTCCAATCATAATGCTTGGTATGCAAAGCCATATCGGAGTTACAGCCTATGTCATACGTTGTATATTCAGAATGAGTTTGATTTGGTTTATCTATTATTGTAAAATATGCATGATTGTTAACTTCTGTAAGTATATCCCCTAAATTAGTAGCTATACTTAATCCATCAACTTTATGTCTTTTACAATAGCAATATAAACATTGAAAACCACAACCAAATATAATAGTAGGTGTAAGATAATCTGTTGACCTACCACTATATTTGATTTCTAAAGCCTTTCTTTGGCTTTTTTCAACTATCATGTATTTGTTATTTTTCCATTTAAAGATTGATTTATCTTTTGGATACTTACTTTGTAATCAGGATATTTCTTATTTAAATAAGAAAGTATTCTAGTCCTATCGTTACTATTATTGTCAACAACCTCAAACATTTTAATTTCTTCTTTTTCTTTTTTAAGAGTAAATGTTACATTATACCTCATTATTAGCTATTATTTTAAGTGGACAATTTAATGGTGTTCGTTTAATACAATCTGGAGCATTTGTAACCCAAACATTATCTTTGCTATCTAATGTATAAGCTAAATATCTTTTACAATTTTGCTTCATATGGCATTGATGACCGTCTTCTGTATAACCAGTACATCTTGAATGATCGTTAGGTAATATCATAATTTTGTTCTTCTATAGTTGTATTTTCCCATTTTACAGGTTCAAAACCACTAACATTTAAATCATTTTTTATTTTTAGACACATATAGTTTTTGTAAAATTCTTGTATACCTCCATATTCACCAAACATATAAATATACTCATATAATATCTTTTGTGATATATCAATTTTAACTGAATATTTTTCTTTACCTTCTATATAAGTATCAGGTAACGAGTTTACTCCAATCCAAGAATCTTCCAGTTTTTTAAAATAAGCTTCGCCTCGACCAGGTAATCCTTTGATGTTATCAGTTGTGTCACCACAGACCATAGATTTCCAAAAATTATAATAAGCTGTTATTTCATCAATTGTTACCCATTCATTTTTCTTAGGATTATAATGATTTCCTTCTAATCCTAACAAATCTTTATCAGGACTAATTATAAAACTATCTGGTGTTTGTTTAACAAAACTAGCTACATAATCATCTGTTTCATATACGCAATTAAATAATTCTTTTTGTTGTTCAGAATTTCCTAACCACTCAAAGTTCCATTTATCTGCTAAATAACTCTTCATTTCTGTAAGATTTTTTAACGGTTCTAAATCTTTACGATTAGCTTTATATTCAGGATATATATTTTTTCTATATTTAGAACTACCACCAAAAAATCCTATGTAACCATCTGATTCTGTTACATTTAAAATATTAGTAATGTAATCATCAGCTACTTTACAGCTTTCTTCAAATGTTCTTTCTCTGTAAGTAAATTTACCATCTACTTTGATAGGTTCACCATTTTCATCTAGTATTTTCTCCCCAGTCAAACTGAGGTAAAAAATATGATCTACGTCTATACATGCTATTTTATTCATTGAGTTTATTTAAATTAATAGAGTTTATAATTTCTTCTTTTGTGGCAAGTCTACATTTTCTAATATCACAATAATCTAAATCGTCAATTAAGTTATAATTTAATACATCTACAACTGCTTCATTTGGATAATTAATTTCTACTAATAAACCTACATGACCATACTCATTAATCACACAATCATTTACTTTTAATAATTTACTCATTGTCACCTCCGTATGTTATTTTTTCAAATGCGCGTTCTACCTGTCCGTATTCCTTTTCAATAAACTCCAAATTATCAAAAGAAAAAACATCTCTGTAATAACTTGGAGGTGGTNNNNTTGTCACCTCCGTATGTTATTTTTTCAAATGCGCGTTCTACCTGTCCGTATTCCTTTTCAATAAACTCCAAATTATCAAAAGAAAAAACATCTCTGTAATAACTTGGAGGTGGTGGTGGATAGCTCGTTAGATGAGAATTGTCCTGAACATAATAGACATAAAGTTTTTTCTTCTCTTGGTCTATTTCTACTTTTTGAATTTGATTGTTGTTAAACATTGTCACCTCCTTTTACTATTTCAATTAGTTTTTCAAGACAAGCAAGTTCTGCTTCTTCGTAAGAATTATAAGGACTTGTTCCACCTGTTTTCCAAGTATAATAGCCCCAAAAATCAGCACCTGCTACATTTTTATAGACATAATTATGTAACCCATACTTCTCTCTAAACCATCTAAATGCTTGTTGGTATAGTGGTGCTGAACAATTCCAAGTATCTTCTTTACTATTAGTATAATATTGTTTAATACTCATAACTGTAAGTCCAAACACTCTTTTTTCATCATAGCAACCAAAACAAGGTTCATCAAATCCAAGTTCTTTAAGTTCTAATGCTTGTTCGTATGGTATAAATTCTTTGTTCATTTGTCACCTCCGTATGTTTCGTTGTAGTATTGTTCTGCTTGTTTTGTTGCCTCAATTTCTAATGGATGTATTAAACCTAACAAATGGGAATTTATTATCTGCTCCTTCTCAATTGGTAAGTATGTATTTTGTATAACCATTTCAATTGCTTGATAGCATCTATCCCATTCAATATCCATTGGGATATTTCTTCTTTCCTCTTTCAATTGCAAAAGTAATTTTTGCATTGCTGTTTGTTTATTTTCCATATTTATC